CCCTAGAGAGTTTGCTGTGTCTCTCTAGGGGGCTTGTCTTTATATTCTCTTTTGGACTTTTTTGGTCCTCAGGTATAACAAGCCCCCATCAGTGGTGTGTGGCAATCGGATTTCTCAAATCGAGAAATACTCTGCCACGTAATCGGCATATAATTTCTTGTTGAGAGTTTCGATACTGCTAAGTTCATTTTAGTTTACTGTTGCTTCGTTAAAAATGTTAGACCATTTCTGGAGTTTTGCTTTCTTGTTTGCTGACGCATTGTCTACTTCATTGATGTTAATGATACCATTTTCAATCATCAACTGAATCATACAAAATAAATCACCAACCTCTTCTGTCAATCGTTCACGATTAGATGCACCCTTGTATTCTGCATCCAAACCAAACCTAAAAACTTTACTAATTGCTTGTGTCACTTCGGCACATTCTTCTTGTGCAATCAACAAAACTTCTTTTTCAATTTCATTCATTATTTAATCTCTTCTCAATTCGCCTTTTACATATTCTGAATAAATTGCTTCACCAAGAATCGTTTCACTTCCCATGCGTTTGTCATTTGCACAGTCTTGTCTTTATTGTTTATTCTGTATGTGATATATAGTCTTTTCGGAGTAGAAATCACGACGGCACCGAAAATATTTTTATTGAGCCCAAATGGTATCACATATGCATCGCCTTTGTCAAGTGTTTTTTTGAAATACCCAGTGGCACCTTTGATTTTATCTAGCGCACCAAATCTAACTGTATCTAAAATTTCAACAGCCATTGATTGTCGTGGGCCCATACCATCAATATACATACTGTTCCTTATGCTTTGGATCTCTCTTGCGTTTGTCATCAACCACACGCATACGATACTTCGGGCTACGCAAGTCCCTAGCTACCATGTTACGTGGTTTTGTTCTGCTTGACAATTTAAAATTCAGGCTCACCATAACTTCCGTAATCCTCATCTGTTCCCATTCCTGCTGAAGCCATAGCTGAATCAAAGTCTCCATCCATGCTTTCATTATACTCTACATCTACAAAATTTGCAACAACTTCATCTACCAATTCTACTGGCACATTAAGCATTGTTGAAATTGTAGCTTCGTTGTACCCTTGTGCATACAATTCTTCAATCTCCATCGACAATTCAGCCATCTTACTCATATGCTAGTTCCTTTTGTTAAATTGCCGAAGCCTGAGCCTAAGATGTAGTATTCTTGAAAGGGGTATACACCGACGATGAATTCAACATAGCCACGAAGCCAGCTTGTTTGGCTACTGACATATTAGCTACCATACCAGCAAGCATACTGCCGAGATACCCCGTAGAGAATGCTGGGCCATCATACTTTGCACTTGCAGCCTTAGTGAAATTCAAAATCACCGCCGAAATTTCGTCATAGTCCATACGTTTTGCTTTAGCCATTATAACTCCTCAGAAAATAGAACGAATAGAAATATTTTGATACTGAAGCGGATACATTGAATAACCATTCATCAACGTTTCCGCCGATTTACGATTGGGGCAATGCACCGAAAACCACTCATTTATCTTAAGATCAAAACACTCAAAAATATACAAAGTTTTTCTCATCACAATCTCCTGAAGCACTCTCTACTGAACAGACTCTAGTATATCACAACCGGATGGCTTGTCAAGCACTTTCGTAATAGTTGAGCATTTTAGTCAACTATTAGCCTGACACGGTGAACAACACCGCAAAGCCAACCAGCACCACAACCACGCACCATTCAAACATTTAGTATGCCCTTGCCTATTGAATTTCTATCGCCCCAGGACATCTTGTCAACCGAAGTGGCTGATGGATTGCCCGTATTCAAGCTCGGCCTCATCAATGGCATCCTGCTCGATATCATCCAGATCTTGCTGGAACTGCGCAATCTCTGCGGCTGTCGCGTCACTGGGAAAGTCTTTGGGGAAGTGTGCGGGGATACGGTTAACGGTCATGTTTTTTCCTTGGTTTAATGAGGTGTCAATCAGCAATTTCATCGTGCTACTCCGTAACGTTGTGCAAGCCGGCGAATAGTTTCAATGCGGGCTGGGCCCAGTGTGTCATCATTAGTTAATTCATTAAGAATGTCAAACACCAACGCATCTGCGAATTCTTCCACCGTGGCCCGCTGCACTGGTCCGATATTAACCCAATCACTAAGGCGTTCAAATACTGGCTTAGCCAAGATATCTTTAATTCGTTCGTTCATCTTGCTTTCTTTTTCTGATCTCATAGGTACAGTATATCAGGACTGGAGGGCTTGTCAACCGTATTGTGTGAAGCCCAGCCGCTTCAAGTCATCCCACGAGACTTCTTCTAAGGTCAACAGCTCTTCAAACTTTTCGTCAGCCTTAGAACCTGTGTAGCTGATTTCCCAGTTCGCTGGGCCGCTCAAGTGACAACAGCGCTCGCCGCCGTCCTCGAACGTGAACAGCGACACGCGGATGAAACGATCATTGTAGAGCACGTGGAGCTCCTCGTTCAATCGGATATAACACGTTTTTTGTTTGTTCATCTTGCTTTCTTTTTCTGATCTCATAGGTACAGTATATCACATCTGGAGGGTTTGTCAAGCACTTCCGTAATAGTTGACTAAAATAGTCATCTATTTGATAAGATTGAAGTAGCCGTAGGGAAGACCATTGAGGAAACACAAGTATTCATTGTCACCTTGTGATCCTTCAGCCTCATGGATCCAACGCATAGCCATTTCACGGTCCACAGCGCCCAACACTCCCAACTCTGTCATGCGCTCTTCAAACTTGACAACCGCATCAAATTCATCCTCCTTGCGTTGGATTTCATTGGCTTCGATGGTACGTTCCAAGCCGTCGATTGCCAGGTTGAGTTGGTCCTCAGACCAGGAATCCATGTTGATCCCGCGAGGGCGAATGCCATAAGCATCCTTATACATTTCCCAGTAGATGGATTTGAGTTGGTCAATCTGGGGCATAGATGCGAACATATGATTCCTTAATTACTGAAGGGTGGTAGATGAAGTACAGAACAGGTCTTCCTGTTCCATCAGGAGATGGGTCCGAACAGTGCCGTATATTTCAACGGGAGTAGCCAACTCGATGGTATGTTGAACCTTGCCGCCATACTTCACCCGGCTCAGGGTAACCATACCGACAACGGTATAGGAGTTGTTATAGACACCAGCAACTGTTTGACCTTCAAGATTCCACGACATAAATATCCTCTATTTAATTTCTTAACTCAGACTCTAGTATAGCACAACTGAAAGGCTTGTCAACAACTATTTTTCGTGATGTTGCTTTTATGCAACAACGTTAGTTGTCATGCCACAGCCACGTCCACCACCTTCGCTGGTAGTCCAGCTGAACATGTCATACGCATCACGGTACTGAAAAACTTTACGCTCTATAGGACCGAAACCCCGTTCGCCACGTTCAGCCAACTGTGCCTTAACTTCTTTTTTTGTTTTGCCGATGATGGAATACACATCGGAATCATCCGTACACTCAGCGTACCAATAAACTAGACTAGCCATTCTAAACTCCTTAAACCAAATCCAATTGAACTTCAAACTCTTTGCACTTCCGAACGAAGCCGACCGGAACTAGACCGCCTGACGCCTTCTCACGGTTACGCATTTGAGCCAAGTAATATAGAGCCTCGTATGCAGCCTCACTGGCAGAGGTAGTTGCAAAGTTGAAAACGATATCCTTAACTGTCAAGTACAGACCAACCGAAACGTCATCCTTGCGCAGGATGATACGCATTTTTTGGGAATTTTTGAAGCCGGGCATGTAGGTTTTAGTACGCATTTTGAAGTTCCTTTTCAATCTCTAAGACTCTATTATACCACAGCTGGAAAAATTGTCAACAACTATTTTTGATAGTGTTGTTTTTGTGCAACTGACCGGTTCAGCAGGCACCAGTCCAGCGAATGTTCTGGAAAGTCCGTGCCATCGTGTTTCCACGTGCGAAATTCTTAGCAGGACCAGCCCAGCCAGCAGCTTTCAGAATGTCACCTTTGGTGAACTTGCCCATGTCACGAAGGCACACGAACGAATGCACACAGCGGCTGCTACCGACACGGCCAGTAATGACCTTGATGTACCGTGAGCCAACTTCAAATGTCAGACCATCGCAAAAATCTTGCGCCATTTCCGCATTGACACTTGAGGGTGTTGCACCTTGCCACTGGATGTAGTCAGCTTTGATGCATTCCAGGTATTCGTTGAAGCCGTCGATCACTTTGTTTCCTTTGTTAATCACTACAGACTCAAGTATACACGGTTTGGAGAGCCCGTCAAGAACTATTTTGCATTTTGTTGCTTTTTTGCAACAAAAAAGCCGTCAAAGACGGCTTGGAATTCAATCTTCGGAATCTAGTTCCTCATTTTGTGGCAATTCTTCGCCACGTTCCAGTCGGTGTGTATCGCACAATGTTGAAATCCATCCGTAGTGGTTTGAACGACCAGGACTACCACACACTTCACATGTACGATATGACATGGACTCAGCCATACGAATCATTCCATTAATTACATCAGTATAACCATTTGTGTAGAATCGCAATCCACCAAACTTTTCTTTCACTTGGCTTGCTGTAATGTATGGGATACTTACAGGAACTTCTCTGAACTTTGCGTTTGCAATTGCTTTGCTAGAATATTCAACCGCACCTTTATCTGGTTCTGTTTTGTTGCCAAATGTAAAAAACATTTGAAGGGGACGCACATCTCCAGCCAATGCACGTTTCAAAGCACGATTGAATTTCAATGCTCTCGCACGTTCATCACGTTTATGATTGACATGCTGTTGAATGTTTGAACATAATACATCAAGAATGTTGTACCAACCATCACCACAATCAAAACCCCAACACATAGCAGTATGCGTCATTGGTGCGTGACGATACTTGAAAATCTTTGGGTATTTTGCAACTAGTGCTTCATCTAATTCTTTTTTCATAATATATTACTCAGTTATTTCACTTCATCAAATTCTTCAAACTCGTCCCAATCATCTTCTTTAAGATTCTTGGGGTCAATAAACTTTGCCTGGTATTTGAACTTGTCTTTTTGTTTTTTAGATTCGTTCAGTTTAGGTTTCCCTTTGCGACCTTCATCTTCATAGAAGTCTCGGAAACTAGAATACTTTTTTGTTTTTGCCATTTTGTTACTCTGATTCTCCTTGCAGAATTTCAGGTATCGACTCTTCAATAAGTTTTCTAGTGATACCCTTGTACGTAAGTTTTTTATCTTTCATCATCAAAACAAGTTTAGCCTCTTCAGGTGAAACTGTCTCAAGAACCTCAATAAAAATAGATTCACGCTTGATGGGATTCAAAGTACTTCCCTTTAAGAAATACTGAAACTTTCTCAATTCTTTTGGTAGACGATTGTGCCCCCAATTATCTGGAGTTTCCATAGGTTTGTATGGCGGCACTCCAACAGGCAAATCAAATACAATATTCTTATGGAATGTGTAACGCAACACAGTTTTCAATTCTGGTGTTAAGTTTGCAATCTGTTTCAATGAGTTTGCTTTTTTAGCCGCTGGTAATTCTGCGACATGCTGTAGCAACTCAGGCAAATTCATCTTACTGATATCAATAGCCATGTTCAAAATTCCTGTATATGTTCCATCAACTGCTTCATGCGGTTTTGGATAAAATAGTTAAGTAGTTTTTCCCTACCACGTTTAGGGGTATTGTCATAAGCATCTAGAATCTTTTCTTGATACTCAGTTGGAATCTTAGACAGATCAATCAGCAATTCGTTTCGCTTGTAATTTCTCAGCATCACTTCATCACAAAAAGATTCAGGTTCTTCTTCTAACCACTTATTTAGTTTTTTCTCAGTTACAGGTTTTTGTCGAGCATCTGTCACGAATGTGTCATCGCAAGACATAAAATTAGGAATTCCGTCACTTCTGTCGCCTCTGATAATGTGCTCTTTTAGAAAGGCTTCTGGTGTATTAGTGCGCAAGAACTTCTTACCCATTGGGCTATACTGTTCTACGTTTGCAAACTTTTGCAATTGCATAAAGTCTTTGTCACTAGACAAAATCAGAATCTTTTCCGTAGAACTGTTTTTAAGCGGAACACCAAACTTATATGTCAATGTTGCAATAACATCATCAGCTTCAGTCTTGTCAACTTGAATCACTTTATACGGAAAGTATTCTTTGATTTCATCACGCACTTTGTTTAGCGTTTCAAAAATCAGATTCCAGTCCAATGGAGATGCTTCTCTGTCTTTCTTGCGACCTGCTTTGTAGTAGGGAAAGTAGTCTCTACGCCAGTATTTCTTGTCATCGCAACAGATAACAATGTCACCATAGCTATCTTTGAATTTGACATTGTACATACGAATGCTGTTCAGCACCATATGCCGTACCATGTTTTCATCAATTACGTTCAATGCATTTGAATTTATCTGCATCATTAGATTTGAAATCATTACCTGATTCAAGTCAATCAAAATCATTTTAAATTATCCAGTTATTACTCTAACAACAATTGTATCAGAGTTGATGCGACCTGTCAACTCGGCAGGCTTGGTTGTCAATCCATCTAGCAGTTTTTTCAACACAATCTTACCGCCATCAAGCACCTGCTTAACAGCAACTTCGGGCTTACGCAAACGTTTGCCAATGGATGTTTCAGCATTGAAGTTTTGAATTGTCGTGCCTTTGATTGTCAAACCCTTTGCGTTATCTGCATTGTACATACCCAACAATTTAGTTTTGGTATTGTATAACCACACTTGATTTGCACCCACAATCTTTTCTGGCAGAACACTTGTTAAATTCATTTCAGCAAAATCTTTCATGTATTGCACTTTAGATGCAATGACACTTGCGGGTTTCTCTTTTACTTTACGTGCTTTACGTACGGGTTTATTTTCTGCACCACGATTTGTTTCTGCAATAACCGAATC